TCAGCTAAAACTCCGGCCATACGCACACATAATAAAGTTGAAGATACTAAATCGTCGTGTTCTCCGGTTTTAGCGCCAAACCCTACACCGTGTGCAACAAACGTTTTTAACTCTGAAATTAGAGGTTTAGAATTTAACTTCATTTGCTGTGTTTCAATCATGTGTTTAAGTTGACTACACGCTGTAATTTTTGTTTTGTGTGTGGTATTAAATCCCTTGCGAAACTTGCGTACATGTCCTTTACGCATAGGTTCTGATAAAAACAATCCATGAAAGTTTTCTTCACCAATATCTCTAATAACTATTAGAGCAGCTTCGCCCAATGTATTGTTTTCAACACTAAAGTATAGCTGCGGAACTCCGCCTTTTTCCTCACCACGATCGTGAATATATTTGCAAATTTCTCTAAGGTGTTTAACCTGTTGCTGAATAGGAGTTAAATTATGGCGCCATTCTGCTACCTGTTCCATGCTGGGCATTTCAAATACCTGTATAGCACCATAGTCACCACCAGTTCCTAGGCTAGGATCAAGAGCAACTAGATAGGTAGCATTTGGATTAATATCTTTATACCAACGTGTTTGACCCATTGTCATAATAGGATCAACACCTTTCATTTCTGCAAGACGTACTGCGTTGATTAATGTTTCGTCAAAGATTAAGAATTCGCAATCAAATTCTCTACGAAAACGTTCGTCACCAATTTTTGCACGTTCTACTCTTGCCCAATCGTCATCGCGATCCGGGTGTTCGTTCCAGTGTGCAAAGTAGCTGTAAAAACCATTAGTTCCTAGCTTTTGTTCATTTCCAAATTCGTCAAACTTTTTGTTAGCTTCTGTCCAAATTAACGCAAACTGATCTTCGTCTGAGTTTGGTGTTGATGTAATAATACACTTACCGCCTGTTGACAATGTTGGCGATAGTGCAGTCCAAAACTCTTTAGCTTTTTCAGGAGGTTGTACAAACGCAAACTCATCACAGTAAATTAACGAAAGAGATTTACCACGGCCGGTATTTTCTGTAGTTGTTGTTGCTTGTATACGAGCACCGTTATCATATTCAATTGTATTTCTATTATATGAATACACACCAGCACGGATAAAGTCTGGCAAGTTTTCGTAACCATAACGATAACGGTTCATAATGTCCTGCGCACCTTCGTACTTGTGAGCAGCGATCAGTACCTGTGCTTCTGGGACAAACATTGTATACCATAATAAGTAACCTGTGGCACAGGTTGTTTTACCCATCTGGCGGGGTAGCATAGCAATACACTGCTTGTTATTATGATATGCGTCTATTAATCTTTCTTGATATTCGTAGGGTACAAAATCAATAGCACCACGAACAGGATGTTGAATTTTTAAGAAGGTTTTACAGAAGTATAATGGACCAGTTATAGGATCCATACATGCTTCTAGATGTTTAATTTCTTCTAGAGTGTAACGCTGAGGTTTGTGGGCCTTTTTGATTAAGACCCCGTCGAGACTTTTGCTCATGGGGTCAATCCTTATTACTGATTCTTATATTCTTGTAAACGAGCACGTAGATCATTTTTAATAGCTGCTAAAGGATCTTCGCTCTCTGGCATAGCCATTGGATTATCGCCTTGTTTGTAACTGTGCTTAACCATTGTTTTTTCTTTGTTCATACCACCTGCTAGATGTTTAATGATTCTTAAATGATCATCATATTTTTCATCTGGCTCGTTTTCGTATGCTTCATTTTCGTAAGGTGATGGATCTTTTACACGTAGATCTTTTGGATGTTTTGGACCATTCATTCCGCCACCTGCATTAACTGTAATGTCGTCTATGTCTGCATATTGTTCATTAGGTTGGTTACTATAAGCTTCGCCCTTCTTAAGAGCAATGTCTGGCTGACTATCACCGTCGACATCAATATCTAATTTGTTATCATCGGTATCAATGTCATCTAACTCTGCATTATTCATTGCATCCGGTTTATTAATTTGTAGAGGAGCAACCATAGCATCTACTTTTGGTCCAGCTACATCTGGATTGACCTTAGAAATTAATTTCATTAGATTTGAAATATTATCCATTCCCTGAGCATTTAAATTTACGCTCATACTAGGAGGTGGTTCGTTTGCCGGAGGTGTACTTGGCATTGCTGATGGCATTCCGCACTCCTCGCCAACCGGTTTATCTAAATCTGCAATTTTTCTATATAATTCATTAAAGTTCATATTAACTCCCCACGGCGCTTTTAGCACCGGCTTTATCTTCTTTAGCTTTGGGAGCTGATCCTAGAACATCAGGTTTACCTTTGTCATGTCCCAATTCTTTTTTACGTGCTTTAGCTGTTTTCTCTAAATCTTTTAAGAATGATTTATTAAAATCATCACCAAAATAATCTTTATGTTTAATCTTAGCAACTTCGCTATATGACGGGTCTGTTAACAAAGATTTACCAGATTCATCGCCAGCAACTGTTTGTTCCAATTCTTCAGTAGTGTATCTCACCAACACATATTCTTCTTTGATCAAATCACATGATTTAATAATGCTTGCAATTTCTGGAGGTGTAACAGGATATGCTGTTTCAACTTCAAACATCGAAACTTCTATGTTTTCCAATTGCGGAAAATCAATAGCATTTTTCTGTATTGGAGTTTGAGCTGTTTTATCAAATCGTGTGCATCCAAATTTTTGGAGACGATCTTTAACTGTTGACTGAAAGCCCTCGGGCAGCTCACCCGCAACTTTGATCCTAAAGGACCACATTTTTTTGCTTTCAGCTAGATATTCTTTAAAAGTTTTCATACGTATATTTATTCCTTTTGGCTGAGTTTTTTCATCAGCTCATTTCTATCTGTAATAATAAATCCTTGTCCATTTAATACATCGTTTTCTGAACTTGGCGTATCTTTGTCTATTTTGTACTTTTTAAGCTGTAAATCAATAGCTTTTAATTTCTTTTCAACTTTATTAGATTTAGCAGTAATTGCGTGTCCTAACATACTACTAGCAACTTCAAAAATTCTACTAGCATATCGCACTTCTACATTCATGCCCAAATCCATTAAATCATCATATGCTTGTTCAGCTTTTTGAGCTAGATCGTCTAATTCTTTTTCATCAAGATTTTCTAATTCTTTAATTTCAGGTAATGATTTGGTTATTTCTTCAACTTCTTTATAGCTACGATCTAAATCTTTTACCTGCTCGTGTTCGGCAGGTACTGATGAAACATATTTTTCATCTTTTTTTTCAGGTAAGTTAAAAAGGTCTTCAAGTTTTTTAGTCATATCAATACTTATCTACGTTTTTTACCCTGATGGAAAATATCGCCTTCGTTTACTACTCTAAACTTGATACCTTTTTGTTTACACCAAGCAACGGCAGCTTCCCACTTGGCTAAGTTTTTAACATATTGCGCTTGATTATATTGACTCTTACCAGTGTGTTCTCTTAGTGTTTGACTCTGGGGTTTTACTTCTACCACTTCTGCATGTTTTTTTCCACTTTTATCAGTATACTGAACAAAAAAATCCGGAACATATATTGTATATTTTCCAGTTAATGGATCTCTATAAGGTATTTGTATACTTTCACTAGCCCAATGTTCAACTCCGGGATGTTCATCTAACATTTTCATAAAAACAAATTCCCAACTACTACGAGCTAGCGGAGTTTTCTTCCCGATGTATTTGTCGGGATTTTTCATTTCAAATTTACCTTGAGCAAATCTTGACGACATATTATGGTATTATATTTCTATTAACAGAGTCGTTAGTTACTTTTACTGCTCTATAACCTAGAGTGGATGTTGCTGGTCTATTATTATTAATAATTTCTGCAACAATTGAACTTAACTGAAGATTGTTCAATCCTTTTAATGTATCTAATATTTCAAATACATTTACATTATCAATCTTAGCCTGTTTTAAAAGAACAGCCGATGTTAACGCGGCGGCATCGATATCAAATCCTTTTTCTTCAAAAAATGCCTGCGCTGCTCCAACTTCGTTGGCATTGAATTCTAAAGGTGCTCTTCCATAACTATCAAAAAATAATTTTGTTGCTTGACCAGTATCTGTATATTGTCTTGGTGGTAAATTAGTTGGCATATTATTCTCCTGATGGTGATGTCACAGGAGCTCCGGTAAATGCAGCAGTTGCAATGGTTCTTGGCGATGCTACTCCGTCGTTATTTGATGGACTGGTTCCGGCATTTTTAGGAAATACTGTTCCAACAATACCTCCTACGGTATTAACGGCAGCATCAAATCCTCCGGGTGATGATAAAATATTTGCAAATTCTGCTGCTAAACCTTCTTTAGTCAAATTACTTAGATTTTTTGCAGTATTAATTGCGGCAATAGCGGTATTTAAAAATCCGCCTTTTTTAGTAAAAATATTGCCTTTTGATACATCTCCAAATACTGATTCCATTCCTGATAAAACTCCGCCATCGCCAAACAAATTACTGACGCCACCGCCAGCAACACTTAACGGACTAGGTACCAAGTCATAGTATGCACCTTTGGCAAAACCATCTGGAACATCTTGAAATACTTGACCAGAACTATATTGAACAGCTTCATATGAAAGAGTCATTTGACTTTCTGCAGTTCCACTTTCTGCATAGGAAAGATTGCCGTGCGACCAATTTGTAATTCTTGGATTAATTAATGTATATCCGTTGTATCTTCGACGACTCATTGTATAAATTGAAATACTATTAAAAAAGGGAGAAAAATATCGATTATCCATTCCATAATTATAATTCTCCATGTCTTGAGCAGCAGGACGATAATGATCAGTGGTATATGCAGCAGTCGGTGCTAATCTATCAGCAATATGGGTTCCGTAATATAATGCCCACATAGCATTAACAACACCAGTATTATCATCGTGAAGAGTAATAGTTATAGGTTCATAGTTAATTTGTTTATATAAAATCTTTTTTCTATTATATTGATTTTTAATAACTTGATCAAAAGCATATTTTGGTAAATCTGCAGTTTTTACTAATAGACCTACTTCTCCGCTGTGTCTTTCATTAAATGAGGTCGCGCCAACTGCTTCATTACTAATATTAAATTGCACAAAGAACATGAATTTTGTTCTTGGCGCCAATGCATAGTTATTATCAACAAAGATTCGAGTAGCATGCCTCCAGTTGGCCATGTTGCCTTTTGGATTTGTTGCTCCGTTAACAATACCATTTAAGAAACGTGTGAATTTATTTGCCATACATTTATTTATTGAATAAAAAAGCCCAGAAGTTGCTCTGGGCTTTTTATTATTGCTACAGTCTTAATTAACCAACTGTTGCTGAACCACCGCCAGTACTTCCAGCGCCAGCAGCAACACGCTGACCAATTGCACGACCAATACCGTCGATCTGACCGCCTTTGTATTGTACGGCATTATCAAATCTAATAGTTAATGCTACTGTTGCAGGTTCGTTAGTTCCGTAATTCATCTCGCCGTAATCTGCGTTTTGAATAAAGCAACCGTATACTTCAAAAGTTTCTAAAGTAGTTGGAGCACTTGCACCATTGCCGCCATCTAAGATTTCAATCTTAGTTGTAAACTTATAGTCAATACCAGAACGTGCTGCGGCTTGCTCCATAAAGTCAAATTGTTTCTGAATTTGCTCGCCAACTAGACGTTGAACGTTGCCACTAGCATCATCTCTTAAAGTTAATGTCATTGTTTCCCAAGTATACTTTCCTGCTAGATAAACTTTAGAATTGTATACAGGAATTTCCATTTCTTCAAAACTAACTTTTGGTCTGGTAATGTCCATTACCTGCTTGGTCAGTTCTGTTGAAATAGAACCAGTTGCACCAAATCCTTGTAGTATCACTCTAAAGCGATACTTGAGTTTTGGCATTAACAGACCTTGCGTAGAGCTAGATTGATTACTAGCTAACGGTACTGTGTATTTGTTTAATGAGGTAATTGCCATTTATTAAATCTCCCCTGTATTTTTGATACGTAATGGAATGTAGATAAACTCAATGGCCTTCACTGGTTCGATTGCAATATCTACATAAAGCTCATTTCTATCAATTCTAGTTGGAGTGTTATTAGATTCATCACACACAACTGCGAAGTCATAGATTGCTCTTAAACCTACTAGTTCAAGTAATAGACTGTCACATGCTTGTTTGATTTCATCACGAGTAATTTTATCGTTTGGTTCAAACACGTACGGGCGAGCCAATTTACTTAATTGACTACGTAGGTAAACTACTAAACGTGCTACATTAATTCTATCTAATGCACTTGCATTTCTTGCACGAGTTTTTTGACCATATGCAACATGCCCAACGCCGTTAAAGAACGCGATTGGATTTACTTTAATATCATATAATGTATCTCGCTGTCCTTCGTTTAATGCTACTTGTTGGAATTCTCCAGTTGATCTATCAATATAACCAACTGCTGTTGCATTTGTAATACCGCCACGTCTTGTACCAGCTGGTGCAAACCATGGATAACTTACTTGATCACTTAAAGCAATTGTACGTAACATCATGTGACTTGCTGGTACCACTGCGTTCACACCGCTTAGATCTGTAGTGAATCCGTTTGGATACCAAACTGCACTGTATTCATCGTAGCTTACTAGTCCCTTATCACCGTTGTCTAATGCACCGTTAGCATTAGTTCCCCAGTTGGTTAAACTAGTTGAATCTGCTGTTAGTCTTAGTGGACTATCCCCAAGAACAAATGATGTTACACCGCGATCAAGATTTAAATTAACTAGATTGCTTAATAGCTCAGGATACCCCGGACAAGCAATTAAATTAAAGTTACGACGCTCTTCGTCGCGAATTTCTTGACTTGTATCGACAGCAGCTTTAAGTGCCTGTACAACTACTTGACGCTGAGCAATGCGTCCAAAAGTTCCACTACCGTCTTCTTGATTACCACTTGCAGTTACCCAACGATCAGTTGCGTAAGCAGCCATAGATTGACCTAGATAACGTGTGTTGTCTTTAGTTGTATCGATATAATTATTTCTGTATTTTTTAACGTTGCCACTGCTACGTCTTGTGTTGTATAACAAAATACTTCTTGGATAGTTTGCTGGATCTGGAGCATCTGGATCAACAAAATCATTTGTTAACAATGTCACAATACTTGCTGCTACGTTTCCTGTAGCACCGCTTGAACCGTAACGTGCATCAGCAAACACAACACCCTCTTCTGATTGATCATCAGTTTTATCAACTAATAC